GCAGGGAGCAGGGAGCAGGGAGCAGGGAGCAGGGAGCAGGGAGCAGGGAGCAGGGAGCAGGGAGCAGGGAGCAGGGAGCAGGGAGACTGGTTACTACAGGCAGTCAGGAAACTATGCACTTATTACACGCCCGAACCAGTCATCCAAAAGATAAAGGCGGATGCAATCTATGGCAATCCGCCTTTATGCAGCAAGGAGGAATTGTCCAATGATAACGTGCACAATTTGCAATAAGGTTCAGACGCTTGAGGCTGACGGCGTGTGCCTGATATGCAAATCAGAAGAAAAAAACAGGAAGCCGATATATGGAATTATTGAAATGCGGGATGCGGATTGCGGGAATTCGGACTTAAATCCGAAATCCGAAATCGTAACTCCGCAATCGGAAAATGGAGGTGACGGGATGAAAGAATTTTCAGCAGGCCACAGGACGTGTGAAATTGAAGGCTGTGAAAAATTCGCGGTAAAAGAGCGCAAATGCACGAGGCACTATAACGAGGCCCACGGCATTGTAAAGAAGAGAGGGCATCCAGGCAAAAAGGGAAAGAAGACGACATCGGCAGATCATAACGCCCCTCAACCCCCTCTTAACTTAAGAGGGGGCGGCACAACGTCAACAAAGTCGTTAGCCAACATTGGTAAAAATGTCATTCTGAGTGAAACGAAGAATCTCGACATTATCCAAAAGCTCATGGCCGAGCGCGACCGCATCGATGCGGCAATCGAGGTCATCAAGCAATATGCCTGAGACACGCCACAATGACTGTGAACAGTGCATCTTCAATACAAGGGACCTCTGCGGCAACTGCGACCTGGAATTAAAAACGGACGGCGTCATCAGGACATGGCCGGGGGACAAACCCTGCTGCGACTGCGTCAAGCTCTGCGCAGAGGGCCGTAAACTCACAGAGGAGCGGGCGTGACAGTTTATTCCACTGAGGTAATTGATGTATACATATTCAGAACTTGCAGAACAGATCAATAAGCATCTTCGGGCAAAGGGCAAAGTAACGGACCGCACATTGAGGTTCTGGGTCACAATAAAATTACTTCCTCCTCCTCATGGCGGAAGCCGGTGGCGATACTTCACAGAGGACGCCGTCCAGAAAGCTCTGGAAATTCGAGAGCAACAAAGGATACGGAAACAGACAATCAGAAAAATACAAGCGATGTTGAAGGCAGCAAAGGCAATTAGAAATAACGATTACAGCAAACTTCGGGCACTGGCGAATGATTTATTTTCAACATAACGCAAAAGTCAGCGGCGCCGGAACGGCGTCCGCTGGAATGACGGGTTATACGGCTGCGCGAAGGAGGCAAGATGATTGAATTTAGGTACGTTAATACGGCTCCGGATTTTTGTTTGGCTGAATTGCAATACAGGACGTGGAAAATACGCATAGACGCCAGTGGCGCCATGACGCCGTTGCCGCTGCCTATTGAATGGACTGAGTGGCAGGACATCCCGTACCTAAATAATGAACAAGCCGTATAACAAATTAGCTGACCCGTTTTTCATCGGGGCGAGCGTCTGGTTGGGCGTTCTCCCGGAAAGGAGTAGCGGCAGTGAACGATAAAAAACCGATAAGCAAGCCCCAAATCCAATTGACCCACATCGCCAAGGCGCAGTTAAAGCTAACCGACGACGCATACCGCTCGCTCCTCATGGAGCGTTATCCCAACTGCTTCGGAACCTGCAAGGACCTCAATTTTGATGAGGCAACCGACCTCATCAATCATTTTAAAAAAATGGGATTCAAGATCGTAACGAAAAGGTACAGCAGGGGTCAAGGATTCAAGGGGTCAAGGGGTCGAGTGGAAAACATAATACAACTGGTGAGTCCTCAGCAACTGGCCAAGATCGAGCATCTGCGGGCGGATATCCGCTGGCATGTGCATGATGGATATTTCAGATGGCTTAAAAAGTGGCTGAAAAAAGACCGCATCACAACCGGCAGGGACGCCAACTCAGTGATCGAGGGGCTCAAGGGAATGCTGGGGAGACAACAAAAAGCCAAAGAGATGGAGCAGAGAACGGCTGGCGAAGAAGGGTTGAGGCGTGACGGCAGTTTCCACGGGGGCAGGTGGCAGTGGTAGATCCGGAGAGCAAGGAAATGTGGGAGGAGTTTAACAGCCTCATAACTCCCCCATCCCCCTCTTATCTTAAGAGAGGGCCAGAGGAAAATACTTTCCTCCTGCAGAACTACTGCTGCCAGCTTATAAGGAGAATTATTACAGACGGGATACATACATTCAGGGTGGACAGGGACGATAAGATGATCTCCATGCTCCCCCTGAACTTCTGCCCATGTTGCGGGAAGAAGGTAAAATGACTGACCCGCACGTCATGATCCAGATACTTCCAGACTTGCCTCGAAAAACATTTTTCCGGGTCGATGAAGTTGCAAGATTTTTTGATGTCTCAACCAGGACGATCTATCTCTGGATAGACAACGGACTTTTGCTTGCCATAAACCCGACAGGCGGAACAAAAAGAATTTTTAGGGAATCCATTGTGTCGCTGATCGAAAAAAGCCTGAAAGCAATATAAAACAATAGCCTCCAGTAATTTTCTGTGAAACCATTTGAAATCCATATAAGCCCTTCTTAGACAATCCTCCGCACATGTAATACACTCCTATAGTGATTACCCATCACCTCCTAAAATTGGGTTGTGGAGAGACGGGCAATACCACCCCCGCCTCTCCATATTTATTTTCGATCATAACTCCCCCTTCCCCCTCTTTCCCTTTTTTATCCCTCCCTTTGGAAAAGGGAGGCAAGGAGGGATTTCTATGATTAACAAATCTCCCCTCACCCCTCTTTTCCAAAGAGGGGAAAGTGAAGGTGATTAAATGAGCCGTAAGATCGAAGACCTTGATCCCATCGCACAGGAAAAGTGCAATGCATTCATTGCAGCCTGCAAAGAAAAAGGCATTGATCTGATGCTCACCTCAACCTTCCGCACGGAGGCAGAGCAGCTCGCCTATTTTGCACAGGGCAGAAAGACCCTGAAGGCTGTGAATGAATTCAGACGTGAGGCAGGTCTCTGCCCGATTACGCCGCGGGAAAATATCCCGGTAACGAAAAACCTTACATCAGTTCATCAGTTCGGTTTTGCCTTTGACGTTGCAATAAAAAAAGCCGGATTAGCAATCTGGGAAATCAAAGTTGATTTGAACGACAACCAGATTCCTGATTACGAAGAGATCGGAAAGATCGGTGAGGCTCTCGGCCTCAGATGGGGCGGTAGATGGAAGGATTATTGTCATTTTGAATATACAGGTGGGCTGACGATCCTGCAATTGCAGGCAGGCATGAGGCCAGCAAAGAGCGGAGAATCAAGGGCATGAGAATATGCATTGCCCATATCATAACTCCCCCCTTCCCCCTCTTATCTTAAGAGGGGGTTAGGGGGCGTTGCATAAATGAATGACGGCTCTGGAAACAGCATGGCAGCAGAGCACAGAACAGGAGAAGGAGAAATTCGTGCAGAAGATCTGCAGACATTATTTCACTCTTCTCAGGGAGAAGCTGAGGCGCGAGGCCAACAGGCGCTGCGGGTCAGCGGATCAGAGAGAAGAAATAAATGAAGAGGTCGCATGAACTTCATTGAGGAGTTTATCGGGAAGGCGGTTGTAAAGAAAAGGCTAAGGAGGTTAAGAGATATGAAAATTCTGACTGGTTATAAAACTTATATCACGGCATTCCTGGGCATCCTTGTTGTTGCCGTCGGATATCTGTTCGGGCCTGTCGATATTGCAGGGGTTACGATCCCTCATATTGACCTCGACTCCGGCGTGAAACTCATCTGGAATGCGCTGATGGCGGTCTTTATCAGGGCGGGGGTCAAAAGTGCTTGACCGCAACGAAGGCAGATATCACGGCTATCCGTCATTTGGCGACGTTGCAAAGGTCATCCTGCTTCTTCCTTTCTACGCTGCCAGGGATGCGGTGAAGAAGATCTTCAAGAAAGATGTCAAGAAAAAAGGATGATGGTTTCTTTTTTAAACAGACATGGGCATTTGACTGGGATGGATGGTTAGAGAGGATGTTTAAAAAAATGTTTGATCGTCATTCCTCCGTCATAACTCCCCCATCCCCCTCTTATCTTAAGAGGGGGCAAGCGAAGCGCGGGGGCGTTACTTCAGGGCGAGAGGAAGACAAGAAGGAGGACAAATGAGTTTCACTGAGAGAATTAAACTTATGTTTTCGAGTATATGGGATTTCCTCGCGCCGTTCGTGAAGATATTCATTTCGAGCGCCGGGCAGATACTTGCGGCATCAGCGCTGCAGGCTGTGCGTACGGTTGCCACTTACGCGATCGATAATGACGAGACGAAAAGAGCAAAGGCTTTCAGCATGATTGTCAGCGACCTCAAATCAAAGGGCCTCGGCATCGGCATAGAGATTACAACGAGCATGATCAACGCCGCAATCGAGGCGGCTGTACAGAAAATGAAGGCGGGGGGGGAATAAAACAATGGGTAAGAAAAAGGGCAAGTGTAAGTGAGCGAATTTGCCAGTAGTCTGAAAGATTTCCTTCTGGCGATACAGACCCTCGGTCCATGGGGAGTAGTCTTTTTCCTCTGGTATCAGGGGCAGAAAGATTCCAAAAAGTGGGAGGAGCGGTTTATGGCGGTCAAGCAAATGTACGAGAACAACGTGAAGCTGGTCGAATGCTATGAAGCCATGGCTAAGAACTTTCAGGACCTTGTTATCTACAACACACAGAGCCTCACAAAGGTCAACGAAAAGATCGACGCCAATCTCTTCTGTCCGATTGTGAGAAAAAGGACTCAGCAAAAAGAGATAGAGGAGGTTAGGGAATGAGCCAGGAATATCTTATCAGGACAGGTTTGATACAGGAGAAAAGACAGCGCTTAATGCAGGTCGTGGTGGATGCAAAAGCGATACTGCAGGCGCTGTTAAATGAGGCCACGGCGGCGAAGATCAAGCCCCTGCGTGAGATCAACACCGATAGCATTCTGTCCCATGCGGCGGCGCTCAAGGACAAAAAACAAGAGTGTACCCGTCTGCTGGATGAAATCAGGGAGCTCGAATAATGGGAGGGCCTCACGTCAAGACGCGCCGGCACAGCAAGGTCAGTGATGAACTTCCCAGGGAGATCAAATCTGAAGTCGATAGCCTGCTTATTGAAGGAGCGACGTATGAGGACATCTCGGTCTTTCTCAAGGGCAAGGGACACGACATATCGAAAAGCTCAATTGGCCGATATGGCAAGGATTATCTCAATGCTTACCAACGCCTCCGGATCATCGAGGACCAATCGAGAACCCTCGTGTCAGAGGCAGACAGTGAACTCACGCTCGAAGTAGCAGGGGGGAAACTGATGGCGCAAAAAATAATCGAAATACTTTTACAGCAGGACGTCGACACAAAAAAGATACCCGATCTTGCAATCGGCCTTGCATCAATCATCAAGGCAAATGTCAGCAGGGAGAAATTCAAGACTGATTTGAAAAAGAAGATCACAAAAACGGCGGATGATGTAACGACTATCGCAAAAAGGAGCGGCCTTTCGGATGACGCCGCTGCGCAGATCAGGGCGAAGATACTCGGTATAACGCAATGATTACTCTCGATGATATAAAGAATATAAACGACGGCGTCCTGCTTGGATATCAGAAAAGATGGAACGGGGATGATTCCTCTGTGAAAGTATGCGAAAAAGGCAGGCGTATAGGGCTTACCTGGGGAGAGGCAGCAGAGGATACGCTTACATCCGCCAAAAAGTCCGGCATGGATGTTTTTTATATCGGATACAACAAGGACATGGCGCGTGAATTTATTGACGACTGCGCATCATGGTCACGGCATTACAACCTGGCGGCCTCCGAAATAGAGGAATTCGTATTCAGGGACGAAGAAGGCGACAAAGATATCCATGCATTTAGGATCGATTTTGCTTCCGGGTTTAAGGTTCTCGCCTTAAGTTCCAGGCCCGCCAACCTGCGAGGCAAGCAGGGGATCATCGTTATTGACGAGGCGGCATTCCATGACGATCTCGACGGCCTGCTCAAGGCAGCGATGGCGATGCTTATGTGGGGCGGAAAAGTGAGGATCATCTCGACGCACTTCGGGGAGGATAATCCTTTTAATGAGCTTGTCAATCAAATTCGGGAGGGGAAACTTCCTTACAGTCTTCATAGAATTACTCTCGATGATGCGCTCAGGGAGGGCCTATATAAGCGCATTTGCCTTGTATTGAAAAAGCAATGGTCTTCTGAAGCCGAGGCACAATGGCGCGAAGAGTTAATCAAATATTACGGCGATCATGCCGATGAAGAACTTTTCTGCATCCCCTCAAAAGGCAGTGGAATATATTTCACCTCTGCGCTTATTAGATCCTGCATGAAAGAGGATATCCCTGTTTTACGCTGGACCTGCAAGGATGGTTTTGATGAACTTCCCGATGCTGTGCGGCATGAAGAATGCCAAAACTGGATTGACGATAATATCGAACCTTTAATAAAAAATCTTGATGCAAACAGGAGCCACTTTTTCGGCGAGGATTTTGCACGGGATATCGACCTCACCGTGATCATGCCTCTTGTCCAATTGCAGAATCTTTCACTCAGGACTCCCTTTATTGTGGAACTTAGGAATGTGCCCTTCAAGCAACAGGAACAAATCCTTTTTTACATAGCCGATCATCTGCCGAACTTCCGCGCAGGCGCTCTCGATGCGCGCGGCAACGGTCAGTACCTTGCAGAGGTTGCCATGCAGCGCTACGGAGCCTCACGGATATTCCAGGTCATGATGACGATAGAAACCTATCGCGACGCCATGCCGAAATATAAGGTTCATTTTGAGGATAAGACAATATCGATCCCGAAGGACGCGGACATTCTTGAAGACCATAAAGTAGTGAGGCTTCAGAAAGGCGTGCCGGTTATCCCGGATGTGCGCACTATGGATAAAAAAGGCAGGCGGCATGGCGACTCATGTGTCGCAGGCATGCTTGCCGTCTATGCTGTGGATAATGCAATAGCAGGCCCGATTGAATACGAAACCGTCTCATCCCGTGAAGCGCTGGCCGGCTTTGGAAAGGGGGCGTACTGATGGCCTTACTGGATCAATACGGAAGGCAGATAAAAGGCAATAAGCCTATTCTGGAAGAGATTGCAGTCCAGACAGTAAGGGAAAGGTACTCCTCATACCCGTCGCACGGGCTTACTCCTGAACGACTTGCAACCATTATGAAGGAAGCCGACCAGGGAGATATTTTTCGTCAGGCAGAACTTTTCGAGGAGATGGAAGAGAAAGATATTGATCTCGGCGGGGATCTGCAGACGCGCAAACTTGCAATCATAGGACTTGGATGGGAGATCCTTCCCGCATCTGATTCCCCTGAAGATAAAAAAATCGCCGAAGCTGCAAAGGAGATGATCGAATACATTGAAAATTGGGAAGACGCCCTCCTGGATATCCTCGATGCGATAGGGAAAGGATTCTCCGTGTCGGAGATTATGTGGGAAATCTCTGAAGGGCAGGTATGGATCACAGAACTCAAGTGGATTCATCAAAAGAGATTTACATTCAGTGGGCCCACTGACCCTTCCGGGAAAATGGGATTCCCGCCTCTTCTGAATATACCCCGCCTCATTACAGATGAACAGCCGGTTTACGGCGCAGAACTCATTCCCAACAAGTTTGTCTTCCATCGTTACAAAGCACGCTCCGGGGCAACATCACGCGGAGGTCTTTGCAGGCCATGCAGTTATATGTACCTTTTCAAAAATTACGACATCAAGGACTGGCTCATCTTCAATGAATTATATGCAGTCCCGATGCGCATCGGGAAATACACCCCTGGCGCAGGCAAGGATGAAATCGAAGTCCTGAAAAAAGCAGTTTTCAATCTCGGCACAGACGCCGCAGCGGTCATCTCGGATAATACCATCATTGAGCTTTTAGAATCGAAAGTGCGCGGCGAGACCTCGGCCTTTAAGGACCTTGCGGAGTTCTGTAAAAAGAGCATTTCAAAGTCTGTCCTCGGGCATACCGGCAGCTCCGAGAGCACGCCCGGAAAGCTCGGCGGCGAAGACCAGGCGCAGGAGGTGCGGCAGGACCTGCTGGAGGCAGACGCAAAGGCACTAATGAGGGCGATCAAGTTTCAGATCCTCGCTCCATGGTGCGCATTTTCCTTCGGCCCGGATAAAGGGGTCCCGATCTTCAACCTCCACTTTGAAGCTGAGGAAAACCTAAAGGAAATCGCCGAGACATATGGAATCCTCGTCAGGGACGTAAATTTCAAAGGCATCCCGGTCAAGCATGTCCATGAACGCTTCGGCATACCTATGCCAGTGGAAGGCGAGGAGACTGTAAGCGCAGCGCCAGTTAGTTCTGTCATCCCGGACTCGATCCGGGATCCAGAGATCCTGAAACAAGTTCAGGATGACAAAAATAAAGAATTTGCCAATAAGGGATTCGCTGAGAAGAACGAGGCGACCGAACAAAACAAAGACCTCATTGACGCCCAGAATGACATCGACGCCCTCATCGAAAACACATTTAAGGAATCATCCATAGATTTGTCTCCATTAAAAACAATAATCGAAACTGCAGAATCCCATGAAGACCTCCAGAAAAAAATAAAAAGCGCATACGGAGATCTTAGCCTGAAGGATTTTAGAGAAGTTCTTGAAAGGGCGTTATTTGTTGCGGAGTTGAAAGGGAGGAGCATCGCATGAAAAGTTTACTTTTGTCATTGCGAGCGGAGCGAAGCAATCTCATGAGATTGCCACGGTCGAAACGACCTCGCAATGACAGCGAGAAATATATATGAGCATAGAGTTCAGACCTCTTCCTTTTGAAGAAGCAATCAAGCTTTTCAAGGACAAGGTCGTTCTCACAAAAGAGCAATATGACCAGCTTCTCGCAGAGGTGAAGATGCGGGCGTTCACTGTCTCCAGAATCATGGAGGCAGATGTCCTGACGGACGTTTATGATGCGCTTTTATATGCGCTTGAACAAGGGACTACTTTTCAGACATTCAAAAAAGCCCTTGACCTCGATGCCCTCGGCTGGACAGGCGAGAAGGCCTACCGGCTCGATACGGTTTTCAGGACGAACATTCAGAGCATGTATCAGGCAGGGCATTACAAACAGCAGATGGAAGTCGTTGACGCACGTCCCTACTGGCAGTATGTCGCCGTGATGGATTCCCGCACACGTCCGGCACATGCTGCGATGAACAGAAAGGTTTTCCGGTCCGATGATTCCTTCTGGCAAAAGAATTATCCGCCGAATGGCTATAACTGACGTTGAACCGTAAGGGCGCTCTCTGGAAGAGAGCTTGGAAGGGAAGGATTGACAGTCGCAAGGAAATATCAGGACATCGCGGACCCGGGTTTTGATTTCAATCCGGGCAAGGCAGCCTGGGAGCCGGATCTCTCGAAGTATCCGGATTGGCTGAAGGAGAAGATGAAAGTATGAAAAAACCAATAACCAAAACCCCACCCATCCTCCCCTTACTAAGGGGAGGAGTAAGGAGGGGTTTAGGATGATCACACTCAACGTAAAGATCGAAGACCAGCAGGTCAAGGCGATGCTATCGCAACTCCAGGAACGCACGCGCAACCTAAAACCTGCAATGAGCATTGTGGGGCAGATCGTGCGGAATTCAGTCATAAAAAATTTCATGCAGGGTGGCCGGCCTGAAAAATGGAAGCCGCTCGCGGAAGCCACGATATTGGGAGGAATTCGCAAAAAAGATTTTACGAAAAAGGGCCGGTTAAGGGAACCTGTGAGCAGAAGATTGCGTGGTGACAAAGTCCTCATCGATACTGCACGTCTCATGAACTCCATCACATCGAAGGCGTTCGCAGACCATGCAGAGGTCGGAACGAATGTCATCTATAGCGCAATCCATCAATTCGGGGGCAAGGCAGGGAGAGGGAAAAAGGTTACGATCCCGGCCCGTCCATTCCTCATGGTGCAGGATGAGGACTGGTCGGAAATCAAAGCTGCTTTGACGGAATATCTATTGAAAGGGATCAAATGAGGAAAGCGCAACTTAACATAGAGCGAAGAGCGATTCTTATCCCTCCCTTTGGAAAAGGGAGGCAAGGAGGGATTTCTTTGACTAACAAATCTCCCCTCACCCCTCTTTTCCAAAGAGGGGGATTAAACCAGAGGCCACAGAATCGAGTTAGAGGATAAGGTGGCTATGTTGGTATTAATTACGAATGAGCGATACTTTATAAACCTTTATAAAGCCCTCTACGGGCATTTCAGGAGGTGATGACTGATGCCATATACAAAAGAAAACATCCCGGATGTAATTAAAGGTCTTCCGCAACTTGCTCAGGAGATCTTTATCGCGGCCTTTAATTCAGCGTGGGAGCAATACGAGGGGGACGAAGAAAAGTGCCACGCCGTAGCGTGGGCAGCGGTGAAGACGAAATACGAAAAGGATGAAAAGGGAGAATGGGCAGAGAAACAGGAAAGCAAATTCCTTATCATCTGCAAGGACCTCGATGGGATAGTGCCTTCAGAGATACAGGTTATCCCGTATGGATTCCATCAGACGCCGAAGGGGGATTTCCTATGTAATGAGGAATCAGCGGGATTAGTAATCAGGGAATTTGAATCACACAAAAACGATATGGTTTTGGATTATGAACATCAAACACTGGAAGGCGTGGAGGCGCCGGCTTCAGGATGGATTAAGAAATTACTTGATAAAGGCAAGGAAGGCATCTGGGCAGTGGTTGAATGGACAGAGCGCGCCAAACAGTACATCGCGAACAGGGAATACCGTTATGTCTCTCCGGTGTTCCTGAAGAGACTCTCCGACAACAAAGTGGTGAAGCTCATCAATGTTGCCCTGACCAATCAGCCCAATATCGACGGCATGACGCCGATTGTAAATAAAGATAACGCCCCCCATCCCCCTCTTAATTTAAGAGGGGGCGAAGGGGGAGTTAAAAAAAGAAAGGAGGAAGTAGATATGAAAGAATTATTGAAACTGCTGGGGCTTACCGATGACGCAACTGAAGCCTCTGCCATCGCCGCAGTGAATAAACTGCTTGCTGATGCAAGGATCGTTG